GTATTTTTCTGCGGTGTTTGCTACATCTTTAATTCTCTGCTCTGGAGATTCCGTAATATAACCTCTAGATAAAAATGTTCTACTGTCTTCATTAAGCCAGTAATTCTTTTCATATTCCATTCTGTATTTGTTGTTTTTTAATTTTAAAATAAGTCGTCTTCAGTAATTGCCTTAGACTTTTTGTTGTAGTCAATTGATTTTTTGTAGAAGAAATCACCTTCTTTAGTTGAAAGAATCTCAACATCAAACCACAAAGTCTTTTCAATTTCTGTAAAATCAACCTCAAATACAGGTTTCATTCCTATTCGTTGTAAAGAGTTATTGAAACGATTTTGAATGAATTGCTTGATAGTTTCTTTCGATAGGAAATCGAGTTCACCCTTTTCGAAAATCCAATCAAGAATTTTAACCTCTGCTATGTATGCTTTTTTACAGGCAGAATCTATAAGATTTTCAAATTCTTCATCAAACCATTCTGGGTTTTCTGCCTTAATAATATTGATTAATTCCGATCCAAAGTTTCCGTGGATCTCCTCTTCTTTACTTGTTGCCTCTACCACATTTGAAATACCTTTAAATAGGTTTTTCTCCTTGTTAAAAGACATCATAATAAAGAATTGGCTAAATAGACTAACATGTTCTATAAACAATGAAAATAGTAATACGGATTTTGTATACATTTTATTGTCCTTACTTCTTGTACCGTCCAAATACTTACTTAAGTATGCAATTCTATCTTTAATTGCCGGAATCTCTATTACATGTTGGAATTCATCTTCTAATCCTAAGATTCTTAATAATTGTGCGTAAGCATCTTTATGTCTTACTTCACTTTCGGCAAAAGTCATACCGACATCTCCGATTTCGGTGATTGGCATTCTTTTATAAAGGTCCGCCCAAAAGGTTTTAACGTTAACCTCGATTTGTGCAATTGCAAGCATCGATCTTTTAATTACTTCACGTTCTGAATCGGTTACTTTAGTCATAAAGTCATCGATATCAGTTGTAAAGTTAAATTCTGTGTGAATCCAATATGAATGTCGGATTGCGTCTTTGTACGCTAATAATGAAGGGTATTCGTATGGTAAAATATTTACCCTTTTTTCAAAGATGTTGCTCATTTTAATTTTTTAATTTTGACATTTTTCTTTCAATCTCTAAATGTATGTTCTTTTTTCTCTTTCTCTCTGAATATAACGTAGTAAGAATTTCCTTAAGTACGGAAACTTCTTGATTGTCATATATTGCGCCTGTAGTAGAAACTATAAAGTTCGGATCTGCTTTATGTTTTTCTAGTTTGTCTGTATCTTGGGTTTTTGTTATAAATGATTCCGGAGAAACATTAAATTGTCTCATAATTGAAGGGTATAGGGAAGCGTAATCAAAACATGTTACAGCTCTAAACATACCTGCTTCAGGTTCTTTAACATAAGCACCTTCATACGAACCTTTTGGTGTATCTACTTTCTTATCGGCAATTACCATGTTTCTTTTAAAATAACCTTTCCATAAAAGAGCTTCAGTTAAATTTACTGCAGAAGAAGCTTTATAAATAGACAAATCACATAAACAAGAGACAGACAATACTGAGTTAAGTGTCTTTAATTTTTTGTGAATTAAGCACACTAACGCAGCATCTATGGCATTGTAGAGAATATATTTATCATAATCGTTTTCATACAGCTCTTGTAAAGTTCCACTATAATGTAATTTAGTTACACCTAATACCGAATTAGCAACCCAATCAAGTTTATTGCTTTCTTTGATCGCTACGGTTCTATCCCATCTACGATATACGTCTAGATAATCAATAATTCCGATGTGTAATGGTATTAGATCGTTTCCTTGTAGTTTTCCAGAGGGTGAAGCCTTGGATACGTCGATGTTTAATCTTTTGCATCGATTAGAAATATATTTCCAGTCAAATCCCATAAAGTTCCAACCGATAGCTAATGAGAAATTAGGTAAAAATTTGTTGATGAAAGTATACATCATATTGTACTCATCTTCAAAGTACATATATTTAAAATTCCAATCGCCGAATTCTTTAAGATATTCTCGATGCTTGTCGAAGATTTCTTTCTCTTGTTCTTTTGATATTTTTTTCCAACCTAGAACTAATGTGGAATTTGCTTCTGTTGCAATCGCAATAGTAGTTATTCTTTCTCTAGCTATTTCTGGTTTAGGGAATCCATCAATAACCTCGGTTTCGATATCTATTGATTGTACTTTAGGAAAGTTTAATGCGGAAAGTTCTTCTCTTTCATCTGGTGGTAGAGTATTAATGAACTCGTAAACCGACCATTTATTAAGTCTTTTTTCGGCAATCTTTTTAACGGGTTTGCCATCCCAATTCTGAAAATCTGGATTTCTTCGAGGATCTGTTATTGAACAAACAGTCCAATTCAATATATGAGGAATTTCGAATTTTTTAATTTTAACTCGACCTTCTTTGTCATAGTAGGAGATGACTAATTCGCTTTCGTTATTTTCTACGTCTAATATCATTAATTAAATTTTAGGAATGAATTCTTTATTTATATGACCGCATTTCGAACATTGGAATGTTGGAATTGGAACAAATGAATCTTTTGGTGCTCCAGTAACTAACTTAGAAACTTTACGAATAAAAACTACTTCAGTAAAGGTTTCACTGGCACAATTTTCAACTTCACATATAACGGCAATAGAATTTTTCTTAATGTCTATGCCTGGTGCTATTAAATTTTCCATAACTAATTAATTCCAGTTGAACCAAAACCACCTTCACCTCTTTCGGTAGCCTTACCATTCCATAAAGTATTTTCGTCTTCTACAACTTCTACTGGTGCATATACAATAGGCATCAATAAACATTGTGCAATTTTTTCTCCAGGACTTAATGCAGTTGAATCATTACCGACATTCATTAAGTGGATATGAATTTCACCTTGGTAATCCTCGTCTATAACACAAGCACCTACGTCGAGATGCTTTTTAGTGGCTACACCAGATTTGTTCATCATAAGAAATACATGATTTTCTGGTACATTAATTTTTAATCCTGCTGGAATTAAGATAGAATCACCTGGACGCAAAAATTGCGGAGTGAAATCGTTTGGTATAAATAGGTCGATGCCGGCAGATTGAGGAGTGCCTCTTGACGGATCTTTGACGTCTCTAACTTTTAAGAACTTCATAATGACATTGTTTTATCATTATATGTAAGACGAATCACGAAGATTCAGTCTTTGTTAGATCGAGACGTAAAGTAATATGCTCCAAAAAATAAGAGTGATAGGGCATAAAAGATAGCGTCCGTAAGCCAAAATGAGCCTGTCCACTTCATTATCAGAGCGAATAGGGCATCGAATCCAAGAGGGTTGAAGAAGGTTGCCAATATAAGAAATATTGTCGCAACATGTTTTCTTGTTGGTTTTTTTGTTTTTTTGCTTGGGATAATCACTGTCCATTTTATGGTTTTGTTATTTGAGCCGCAAACCTTAAAAGGCAGCTCGTACGGTTGTTTGTCCTTTAATAAAATCTTTGAAATTCTTAAAGGCTTTTTTCTTTTTAGAAGAAGGATTTGGATTATCTCCACTTCCTATTTTATCTCCTTGAGGTAATGCAATAGGACCCATACCATTAACTGAACTTAATGTAGCTATAGGTGAATTTTCATCTAGCTCAACGTATTCTTTTAATATAGAATTTTTTGCTTTTTTTCTAAATTCTAAGCTTTTTTCGTTATCGGTTTCCAATTGTTTTTTATTAGTTTTATAAATTTTTAAATTTGAAAGTGCATCTTTTAATTGTTTATCTGTTGCAAATTCAATAAAAGGACTTTTTATTACGGTATTCCATTTAGCATTAGCCGCATTATCATAGGCAATCCTCAAGTAACAATGATTCCTCCAAGTAGTTTCTTTTCGATATTGTACATCCAATTCATCAGCAAGCTTTTTAATCTTATCAGCTAACTCATTTTTTTCTTGATTTGTAGAATTTTCATTAATCTCATTTGATTCTTTCGTAACAGGTAAATCATCATGTTTAGTTTTAGCAAAGTCTCTTAAATCTTTAAGAGACATTCCATCTGCTAAATCTTGTATTTGTTTTCTGTACTCTGCATCAATGTCTTTAGCTTGAATATCTCCTTTTTTAAGAGCATAAGCCTGACCCATTAATCTTTGTTGTGATTGAGATAATGCCGGCATAATTAATTACGATTCTTGAGCTATCATTGCATCAATAACGTCTGAGCAAATATATCCTTTTGCTTTAGCGAATTGTTTTGCTAATGCTAAAACTTTCTTTTCTCCGGCAGAAGTTACTTCATTTTCCTTACCCATTTCATTATTATCATTCCATTCTTCAACGGAAGCTTCTACTTCTTGTTGTATTTGGATGGCAGTTGGATTTTGTATTTTTGCAGATTTTTCGTGATAATCTTCCCAATAGTTTGCATCGAAACCTTCATTAACTGGTTTGTTGATTGTAGTTTTTAAAGTATCTAATTGTACTTTCAATTTTGGATCTAATCCTCTTTCGATACCCCAATTAAATGAAGCTTTAATTAGCATATGTAAAGGAATATCAGCATTTTTCTTACCGTAAGGAGAAGTTTTTAGCCAATTTAAGTAATGTTCTGCTAAGTCTACTGACATTTTGATGCCTTCTGCTCTAGAAGTATTACCTGCTATTATTTCTTCAAGTAGTGTTGCAGCTTTAACTCTAGCTTCGTTTAGCATCGATTCATTTACGAATTCTTCGTAGGTTGGGATGTGTTTCATATTATTTGCAGTTGTATATTGTTTTTTTGTATTGTCTAGCCATTTGATTGAAATGAGATTCTCTACCGTTATAAAAAGTAAGAGAATAACTTCCTGGTTTTAATTTTTTCTTTAATGTATCGTAACCTAAAGTAGCGTAACAAACTACAATATTAGCTTGAGTTGTTATAGCTGCAAAAATACCAAATGTAGTTGCAGAGATGCCAGCAATTTTAAGGTTTTTATCGTCTGGATTTAATCCAAATGCTCCTGAAGCTCTAGCAAATCCATCTACGGAAACTTCACCAGAAACAAATCCCTTTTCTTTATGTAATTTAGTAAGACGCTTGATTTCGTCAAAAATTTCTTCTGCTTCTGTATCACTTATTGTAATGTCTTTAAGGGCCTCATTTAAAAAATTTTCATTTTCTAGAATTCCTTCTACTACTTGTGGCATACCATTATAGAATGCAGCATAAGTATTTCCCTTTTCGAAATATTTAGATAATTTATAAGATCCGTTTTTAGCACCTACCACATAAACAGTTTCACCTCTTTCACTTTTCTTTGAAGCCTCTCGTTTTATGTTATCTAGGTCATTTGCTCGAACATTACCTGAACCAGCTAAAGGACCGAATTCATTTAAGTTCTCATTAAGATATTCATCGAATGTCGTTAATTTCATTGTTATATTTTTATTTTGCGTAAGCTTTTTGGGTTTTACGTAATTTAGTTTGAATGTTGATAACGTTAATTTTAGCGTTTATTAATTCAAGTTGAACCTTAAACAGACCAATCTTTTCAGGATGTTCCTTTATAGATTTTTGTATCTTTGCGGCTGACATTTTTAATGCAGCAATAGAATCCGAAGTTTTTTGTTCAGGTGTTCTTCGATCTTCAGAAGCTTCGTTAAGATATTCATCGAATGATGGTATGTAATTAAGCATTGTATTAAATTGTTTTTCCTATTATTATTTTGCAATCTTGATCGAAATTTCGTTTCTCATCGTCAGGATATGAATTTGAAATAATTATCTTTCCATTTTCTCTTACTATGATATTATACGAGATTCCTTCTCCATAAGATATAAAACGATAAGTTTCTTCTCGATCTTCGTCTTTAGTCATGAATGCATTGATGTTCTTAGCATCTTTATTCTTTTTAGCAAATTTTTCTTTTGCCTCATCATCAGGACTCCAAGTCTTTTTGGCTAATTGAAGTCTTTCGATAGAATACCTAACCTCGGCTTCATTAACAAAGTCACTGAATTTTTTAAGTTTCATTATAGCCCTAAGTCTCTTTTGGCCATCATGATAGCAACTTTATAATATTGAGCAGTTCCTTCGTCGGATGTAGAAGTAAGAGCTTTTGTAAGTTCTTTAATATTATCATTTCCATCAAATTTGAATTTAGTTAATGCATTTGCAGGAACTCTAAAGAAATCTGAAAGTCTAGAAATACATTCTTTTTTAATTTGTTCTTCCGGATATACAATTCTTGATTCAGAAATAACATCTTCATTTTCAGATTTATTCTGTAAAGCAATAAGATCGTTTATTTGTTTTCTTTTACCGTTAGTCAATTCAACTACTTTATGAGAGATTCCGTAATATTTCTTGTCTCCTGGAGAAAGTGATTTATTCATACGAGATTTCATTGCAACTAATGCATCTTTGTCATCGCCAGTTTCTATAACGTTACCCATATCTCTACCTACAAAAATAGGAAATGAATTTCGAGTTCCAATAGATCCACCGGTTCTAACTAATGCAAATTGTTTAGATAAATCAACAGCACCTTCAAAAATAGGCTCAGTTTTTGATTCATTAATTGTATTGAACTTAAAAAGTCCGATTGATTCTTTAACCATTTCGTTGGTAGTTTTTTTATTTTGTAAAATGTGTTGTAATACTCGTTTTCCGTAAATTGAAAGGGTTAATAAAGGCTTTCCTGCATTTTTAAATGATTGGAAATATTTTTCATTTCGATCAAACCATTGCTTTTGGTTGATAGTCTTTCCTCTATTCTTCGACAAATCTAAAAAGAAATGGTCTAAGTCTTCTTTAGTTACGAACTGTGCACCTACAAATTCAATTACTTTGTCTCGTATAGGTGCTGAACTGTTTGCAAGTTTAGATGCATATTGCCCGTATTTTCTTTTAATTTGTACTCTTTCTCCTATGTAATCTCCATAGTTTTCACTTATTGCAACAATGTCATTTATTCGAGTAAATTCATCACCAGAATTAATAGTCACAACCGTACCTTCTTCTAAAAGTACTTTGATAGATTCTCTACAAATAAGAATTTCATTTAGAAAGTCTCTGGTAAAATTCATAAGGTTGTTGTTTTTTTATATATTTAATCTTTGATCGTTCTCATCTTCTCTTCTTTCAAAGCTAAATAATCTTCAAATGTCATCATACCTTCGTTAGTAGTAGACTTTGGCATATCTATTTTCGTTTTGATTCTATCACTTAACGTTTTCAAATCATCGACCAACAATTGAGTCATTGTTCCAGTAGGTTTTCTTTTAGGTTTTGAAAACGATGAAACAATTATCTTAAATAGATTTTTATTAATAGTAGTTTTTGCTATAGATTCTCGAGTTTCTAAATTAGGAATGAAACCGGAGTTTAAATCAAATTTAGGTATTGTAGTAAATGAAAGTGCATCTAATTCAACGCCTTCAAATTTATACTCATTCTTTTTGATATAATCATTGTAAATTAGACACATTAGCTTAACGAATTTTTCGTCAGGCATACCATCTTCTAATTTATATTTATTGATTCCGTTTATTTTAACAAATTCAACTATATCAGATAGGATTATTCCGTACATATCCTGAGGTTCTCTTTCCTCGTCGTTAGTACGAATTATTTGTTGAATTACAGGGTCAACGGCCTTTGCATACATTATATCTGAAGTAGAATTTCCGATGAATTTAAAGATTATAGAATCTACCGGTTTCTCAATATCATCGTTTAAAGCAGTTTTCTTCAATGAAGGATTAACAATCGAAATAAAGTATTTAGTAAAAGATGTAGTTTGAAATTTAGCAAGTAAATTTTCTTCAGATGTTCTTAGGTAATCCGTTAATAGAGTTTTCTGTACATCGTCTAATTTACCATACCAAAGCACTGGAGGTTTATCAACCATCAACAAATCAGCAATTCCATTTTGTACTACGATATCATCAATAACTTTAGTTTTATTTCCATCCATCTTAATAATGTCAGTAAGTACTAAACCGTTAAGAGGTATTTTATCATATTTGATGTTAATAGGTTCAGTCGAATGAAAATATCTAAAGCCGTATCGATATCCTACTGGTATCTTTGAGAGTATTTCTGGAGAAAGATTTTGGATGTAATTTATAGGCTCTTCAAATATTTGATTAAGAGTTCTCTCGATAGCAGTTATCTTTCCATCTTTACGATAGAAGTCGATAGTACCATCGATATTTTTTTCGAAAGCGAACCTAGTTGCATTAAGCTTTTCGCTCACTATTACAAAGTTATCGAAAAGTTTATGTACAAACTGAAGTCCTTCTTTACGAAATACCTCTCTTAATGTTTGAATCTCTGCCATTTATAGTATTTCTGAAGGTTCGGATTTAGTTTTAGGTTTTTGTCTATACGTCTTCATATCTTCTAAGAATTCTTCTAACTGCATATCATCAAGATGTGCAGCATCAGTAACTCCGTAAGATTGAAGTTTTTCTAAATAGACTTTTTTATATTCTGAAGCTTTTTTCTCTAAGTCTTTTTGGATTTTTTCTTCCTTTAGTGATTTAGAAAAGGCTTTAAATTTAAGTAATGCCATTAGAGTTAGATACTTTTTAGTTATATATCTTTCCTACATCTACGGTCTTCACTTGAAAAGGGAACTTCTGATCGTCATAGATTTCTTGTCTAGCTAAACCGTGTTTGTATAGGTAGTTGTTGTATCGACCAACTCTAAAATCATCAATAAAATCAATGATAAGAAGTTTCTTTTTGTCTTCGTGTTTTCTAAGTCCTCTACCAATAGATTGACGAATGATAACTTCTGACTTGAAAGATTCCGTAAGATATATGGTATGGATATTTGTAACGTTAATACCAGTTGAGAATGTACCATAAGATGCAATCATAATTTTACCTTCACCTTCTTCAAGACCTTCTTTGTGACTTGAACGAATGTCTTTATCGGTTCCACCATCAATATAGAATACTCGTCTTACGGTTTTTTGTCTTAGCATATCGTAGATTTTATTACCGTATTCAATTCTAAAGAAAAGCACAAGTGAATTTTTATGATTCTTTAAAATCATATCAGTGATAAATTGCAGTCTAGCATTTGATTGAATCGCATAATCTTGTTCAAGTTTAAGCAATTTCTTTCTATCTTCTTCGGATCTAGCATGTAAAATTTTAAAGCCTTCTTTTACTTCTTGAGGTGCATAATCCATTTCAATTGCATATACTTCACATGGAGTAATATGTCCCTTTTCAATTAAGAAATCTGCGCTAATAGAAGAAATAATAGGTCCGGTGTAAGCCATAATAGTCAATCTATCTAAAGTTCCTTCTTTAGGGATTGTACCAGAAAGACCAAATCTTCTATCTGCATTTTCACATTTTTCTAAAATAGTTTTGATTGATTGTGATTTCGCCTTATGAGTTTCATCAACAATAACCGTATCAAATGAATCAAAATATTCTTTGTCTTTTTTAACTAAGGATTGGTAAGTACCTACAACGATATTAGCACCATCTCTAATAACAGAGCCTGCAAATATTTGTTGTATTTGTAGTTTCATGTTAACTGAATCTGTATTGTACTCATAAAAGTCTTCAGACGATTGAACCACTAAATCTACCGTAGGTACAATCATTAACACTTTATGGCTTTTTCTAGTTTCTAAAAGAAAAGAAATTACCATAAAAATAATCAATGTCTTACCTGCTGATGTTGCTAATTCGGCTAAACAACTTTTATATTTAATGATTTGAAATGCAGTTTCTATTTGATAATCTCTAGGCTTTCTAGCAGAATTAGCAAATTTAAGATTTACCCATTCGGTAAAGTCCTGTTTGTTTATATCTGCATCAAATTTACGTTCAATTCCGTTGATACCTACTTCAAAATTGTATTGCTTACCAACATTCACAACTTCGTTCCAAAGGCCTGAAGGCAAATATCTACCACCTTTGAAGTAGCTTATTTTACCATCCCACCATCCTTTTTTAACACGAGGATCCCATTTGGCATTAGCCGCTTCTCTAGTAAATGAAAGCTTTATTTGCTCCATTTCTATTTCTGAGGCTGACGTCAGAGTAAGTAGTTTGTCGTTATGTGTTAAATCCCATTGCATAGGTTAAATTTTATTTTCTATGAGTTTCTATGATTCATTTCAGCTATTGAAACTACATTTTTTATAGAATATCCCATTCGATCTAACGTTTCAATACATTGTGTATAGAAAGTTAATTGATTCTCTAAAAGGTTAGTTTGTCTAATCCTTAAAGACATATCAGAATTTATAAAGTCGTTTATTTCTTTATAGTCTAATTTTATATTATGTGCTGTCTTATAGTACTCGTATCGGAGCTTCCTAAAGTTTGCATCATTTGATTTCTTGTTATATATCGCAGATCGATATTTGGCTAATTTCTCAACCATCATATGCCTAAACGACAACATTAAGACCTGAGCTTCTGCAACTCGGTCTATTTTGTATATCATCTTAATGATTTCACTAATCTTTCTAGCGTATTCTCCTCTTTCAGTTTCTAATGCCGTTTCGAGATCAGATACCTTTTGTTCTTCGTCTGTCATTAGAATAAGTCGTTAGAATTTTTTGATTTCTTTTTACGAAAGTTTATTACCTCCTTAGTCTTAGGTTTTTCTTTCTTTTTATATTTTATGCTGCCAATGTCAATTTGTTTTCCCTTGAATTCTACTTCTAGTTGATTAAAATCAACTATTAGTTTAAAGTTACCTTTACTGTCGGCAACTCGTTTATCGAATTTATCAAGTTCTTCTTCCACTTTACACTGATCTAATATCCAACGGGTTTGCCGTAAAATATTCGTTGTATTTTCTTGCTGCATCGTTTTTCTGTAACCAGCTGTACTTTATTAAGTCGTTAAAATCTTTAACTTCTTTCATGTCGGCTAATCTAGGTTGAACTTTGAAGTCTCTTACTAGCTTATTCCACATAAAAACAGTTTTTCTTCTTTTTAGTTTTTCTTCCATTTTGCGACGACCTACATAGTCGTTGTCAAATAAATATCTAACTGTTGGAATTTCGTCGAACATATCGGTTGGTTTATCTAATCCGGAGATAGACACAGAATTAGGACATAAAAGTGAATCGATAGGTCCTTCAAAAATCGTAACAGGTTTCATAAAATCTACAAGGGCAATATTGAAATAAATGCTAAGCGTATTCATTCGAATTGCTTCGTCATTTGGCATTTTTAATTCTCGGTCTAAAATCAATAAGTTGATTTTCTCTATATTGTAACTGACGTATTTCTCACGCTTTGGTTTGAAATTACGAATCTGCCAACCGAAAGTATGTTGTTTATCTGGTGTAAGATTGAAAATATAAAGTTGTTCTTCTTTTGGATCGTATAAAAAATACTCTAGCTTATTATGCAGAAATCTACCTTTTAGATACCTTTCGATTTTGAAATTTTCTTTAGGCGATACTAAATTAAGTTTTTTCTTAATCACATCTAACGGTATGGAATATTCCTTAAGATTTTCAAAAACACTAAGTTCCATGTAATCTTTTGTAGGTGTGATTACTTGGTTTTCTCGAATATAATCGAGATAGAACATTAAGTCGTCTTTATTGGTAACTGATTGGTCAAAGTCTCTAAGAAATTCTACGACATTAGCATGTCGCTTTTGACAGCCACCATTATAACAATGAAATGATAGAGACTTCCAATAGATATTTCCACGCTTTTTGTGTATATCTGAACCATCACCACAATAAGGACATGCAAAATTAATTCGATCTCTATTTATTTTAATAGAAGATTTAGGACCCGAGAAATTACTAAGAAGTATTTTCTGAACTTTTGCCGTTATTTCGTCTTGTTTTTGTTTTGTTAATTCCATGAGTAGAGAGTAAAAAAGGCACTCATCGAAATGAATGCCTTTGAGTTATTAAAAAAGAAATCTTAGTTAATATCAAACTCTTTTAACCAATCTTCGATGTCGCCATCATTACCAGATACCGCATCAGAAGATACTTCAGCAAGGTTTTGAGTTTTAACAGGTGCAGATTGTGCAGGTGCAGATTGTTGTGAAGGAGCTGATGGTGAACTTACTGCAGCATATGCAGCACCTGGATTACCAGTTAATTCGCCTAAGAATTTATTAACTCTGTCTCTTTGTTCGTCTGACCATGGTTTAAAGTCAAATTCTTCAAGTGGTTGTAATCCTTCATAAAGAGAAAGAATTAAGTTACGAGATTCAGCATTATTTTCCATTTTAACTCCTTTAACAGAGATTGGAGAATTAGCTGTTGCGAATTTACATTCGTCATAATTCCAATAACCACCTTTAAGTGTAACTTTGATTGAGAAATCTTTACCATCGAAGAAATCGAAGATATTTGTTGGTGTTGTACCCATTTCGATCTCAGTAGCATCCGGTTGGATTTGAGCGTCGATTAGCTTTTTAACAGCTTTTGGATATCTGAAAATTTGAATTGTTCCTTCTAATTCAGGACGTTGTGGGTCTTTCACGATCTCAACATAAGAATAGTAGTACTCTTTACGCTTGATGTGTTCTGCTTGTTTTTTGTCAAATGCTGATTCAGATTTGAACAATTTCCAGAATGTGTCTTGAATTACTGATTTTTCATTAACTGAAGAAGGACAGTCAACGTAGAATCCTTCACCTTCGTGCAATTCTAACCAATAGGAGAATTTCTTAACGATAGATTTTTTAGGGTTCTTGATGTTTGGTACGAATCGTACGATTGCTCTGTAGATAGAGTCTTTAGATAGCTTAGGGTCAGTTTTAAACTCTGAGCTCTTTGATGCGGTTTTTGCTTCTTCTTGGTATGCGTCGATGCCAATGTTGAAGATGTCGAAATTGTTTTCCATTTTACTTACGTTTTATTTACTTTGTTTATTTAATATGACCTACTTATTAGATAGATTCAATCTACTTTCTTAACTTACTTCCGGACTAAAATTAATCAGTCGATTTTTACTTACTAGTTGTTAGGGTCTTTACTTACTTGTTATATGAGTTATATATCCTCTTGGATTCATTAAACATCACCAAAATGTGATATTTTTTCATTCAGCTCTTCTGTTGTATGACCGCATCTAGCATTTTTCTTTTTGTTTTCTCGCGCTTTTAGCATTTGTAAATTGCATGGATGTGCTAAGAAAAAAGGATCCATTTTATCTTTGAATCCTTGTGATATTGAATAGATGTGGTCTAAATGATTAGCTTTCCAGCTTCTCTTTAAATTTTTAGGATTAATGATATTTTTAAAAAGATCGTAATTTCTTTCCGTTAAAGCTCGGACAAATATAAAATAATCTTCTTTGTTGTCTAATAGCTCTTGATAATTATTTCGATATGTTTCAAAATTTATTAAATTAGGATTTAGCATCTTTTATTTTTTCATATTTATAATCTTCTCGTCTAATCATTTTCCAAAATCGAGTACCATAAGTTTTCATCTTTTCTCTGGAAAATAAATTTTGAACTCCACTAGTTAATGAATCAAGCTTAGTCTTTTCATCACCAAAAATTCTAAATACTCTAGGTGGTACATCAAAATAACGATAGACTGAACCATCCCAAAATTCAATTTCTAACTTTCTAGTTTCAGAATCATATTTGATGTTTTCTAAATGCGAAGAATCAACCGGCTTATTATACGCCGCTTCATTCAAGAAATCTTCGTATTTCAAAAAGTTCATTTATGTAGTTCTATTTTTCTCGATCCAAGCTTTATAAACTTTGATTGCATCTCGCATACCTTCAGTTTGGTGTTCATGTTTAGCTGCTCTATTCATCATTGTAGTAGCTATCGACATAGCCCATTGGTGTTCGCCTTTCTTTTCTAATCCATCTAATTGCTTACAACTAGATTCGGCCTTTTCTTTATCGGCATATCCAGTTCCCTTTAAGGCTCTTCTACCACCTTTGCTATATAAACCAATATCCGGTGGATTTTTGTTTTCTTCGTCTAATTCAAAAGTTTCGAATATTTCAACGAATTCTGCGTAATTTAAGAATGTTTTCATATAGTATATATCTTGAAAATAAGTTGATTTTATGAAACAGCACAAGACCTCGAGTCATATAATGATTACTTGTATTCAAGGAAATTGAAGAAGTTTATTCCGAGGTGGCCAAGGGAAACCCAAGGTTTGCTTACTACAATGAAACCCAAGACAGAGCAATAGCATCAGTAATATCATCAATAGGTTTTGGTAGAGTAAATTCCTCTGCTCGATCAAGTCCTAATTCTACAAGTCTTAATTTGAAAGGAGTGTCTTTTACTTCCAAGAACTTACGTAACATATCACATTTTGAAGCGTTTCCATTTCCAGTGTATATTTTCTTTAGAGACTTTGGTGGCACTACATCAATACAATGTCCATAAATTTGAATCAATTTAACTTTTAGGAAAGTATTGAATGATACTAAATCAATAAAGGAATTTCCCTTAGAACCAAAAGAAAAACCTTCAATTCTAATTTGTGGAGTTTCTGAGATATAAGGATTTATTGCTTCTATTATTTGATCTGATAGATTATCGGCATTTTGAAGTTTTATTCGTTGATCAGCTAACGCATCTTTAGTGTTACCTCCTTTTTCATAAGAAATAACACTAATCATATCAGATAAAGCTTTATGCATTTTAGATCCAGCAAGCTCAGAACGATAATTAGGAACAAAAGAAAAGATAGTAAGTTCACCATCTTTGTTTATTGCTACGGCAGTGGAGTTTATAGAGAAGTCAATTCCTATTGTAGTCATATTATATTTTTTTGCCTAAAGCAGCACCTAAAGCAGCACCTACTAAACGACTAGTTAACATATCAAAAACTACACCTTTCTCTATTCCTAGAACATTAGCAATAATTTTTCCGATCGATGAACCTAAAGCAAATCCTGTAAGTCCTCCTAGGATAGATCCTAAAAATCCTTCATTTGTAAGTTCTTCATTAAGGTCTTTAATAGTTTTAGTGTCCATATATTCTTCGCAAAAAGCTTTGATTGCGGCATCTACCTTAGCTTCTTCTTCTGTCGTAAGTTCGGATTTTAAATTTTCATTAAGTTCTAATAATTCAGCTTCGGTAAATCTACCTTCCGATAAAAGATGTTCTTTAAATGTTTTCATTTAGTTTTTAAATTCTTTTAAAAGTGAATCTGCTAAATATCTAGCGTTTATTCTAAAAATTAATCCAGCTGCTACGTGATTTTTTTCCCATTCCATGCAATCTCTAAAAAAATCCATGTTATTAAAGTACTTTTCAATAAAAGATGCCATTTCTTCTTTAGGATAATTATCAACAGTTTTTCCATCTGGGATGAATTGAATATAAGATCCGGCATGGTCTTGATTACCTATCATAGTAAAGGTAAATCCACTAGAAGAAAATCTATTAGCTTCTAGTATAAGTTCGTTAAATGTTTTCATATAGTATATGTATCTTTATTGTAATTGGAAGTCTATTCTCATATCGTTGAAAGCAAACGTAGCTTCAAAAGTTCTAAATTCTGGAGTTACTTCAGAATACGACATTGTAAATTCGTTCAATCCGGTAAATAAACAATCCGTAAATATTGAAGAGTACATTGCATTACCTTCCGCATCAAATATTCTAATAGGAACATCAACAGTATATGGTTTTGAAGTAGAGAACGAATAGTAATAAAAGAAAGTTTCTAACATAATCCAATAATTGACATTTCCGTCAAATAATTGAAAAGTGATGGTAAAATTACGATCGATTAAAGTCTCTTGTGATAATGCCTGTCTAAATTTACGAGTAGTACCTTTTGCTGCATCTTGATATCCGGGTTTAACTTGCTCGATAGGAGAATAATTAAAATTAGGTATCGTAATTGATTGTATCGAGTAATTTACTAAGTCGGAAACATTCCTAACCGGAGTTGGCATTCGATGTATATATGGCAAATACCTTTGCTTAATTTCTTCCGGTATAAAAGTCTTTGGTAGTTCGACTTTAAATAAGTCGTTTCTATTTTGTAAAATCATATGTTATTAAAATCTATCGTTATTATCATCTCCGAGTAAATCTCCAGGTACATCATCGAAATTTAGTGATAGAGCTACTTTGTTGTGTACTAAAATACCATTTGCATAGTATGTGTGATTGTCTTCTATTTCTAAGTTGTATACTTTAGTAGGTTTCTTAGAGACTATTTCCGTAATTCCTTCAATTGTTATATGTTCATCGAATTCATTTAACGCGATATCGCCTTCGATTAATTGAGCCACTTCTAAATCATGTAATTCCATAGATGAAGTAGGGTCGAATGAACACCAACCTTTATCAATAATCCAGAATGGATGCTCAGGTGTACATTGTATTGAAGTTCCATCAGCAAAATCTAATAAGATAAATTTAGAAGCAGATGGTTGTATAAGAGATTTTACAATTCCTATTTCAGTTTCTTCGTAATCTTCGTTATATGTTAAAATTTCCATTCCAACTTTAACTTCTTCGATTAACATTTTAATTCCATCCGGTAAAGTAATGTAAGTTCCTTCAACGAAACATCCACCTCCACCTCCACCTGAACCACTAGCCTGTCCAGTATTTTGCACTGGAGCGGTAGGAATTGGAGCTGGATTAATTGGCGCTGGTTGAGGATTAACTACTGGTCTAACTGGCGGAGCCGTTACGTTAGGTGCATTTTGAGAGACACCACCTCCACCACCTTGTTGTGTATATGTTGTTGCCGGAGTAACATTTATATTAGCAAGATTTGCATTTAATTCTAATTCAACAAAAGAAGGAGTTGGTACAGGAGTAGGAGCTTGTACTACTACCGGTTCACTACTAACAGGAGCAACATAAGTAGTAGCTGCTTGACTAGTAACCGGAGTTGGTAATGGAGCTGGTGCTGATATCGTTATTTGTTGAGTGTTAATTATTTGACTTTGTGTTGCTAATTGACTTTGTAATGTAGATAATAAACCTTGTTCCATTAACATTTTAGATTGACATAAAGATAAAGCTGCATTCAATTCCTTTACTTGATTGTTTAAAGACGATATCGTTGATTGAGATGAATCTAATTGTTGGTTTAAATTTGATATTTGTTGATTTAAAATCGATATGGTTGCTAATTCTGCTGCATTAGTTGATGTTAATTTAGTTATTTGAGCTGCATCTGATGCATCATTAGCCGAAAGCTGAGCATTAAGCTTTGAATAATCATTTATTTGCTGAGTTAATAGTTGATTTTGTTCTAATGATTTAGTTAAATTATCTGCTTGAATTTTTATTTGATTGTTCAAACTAGTATTTTGCGAAACGAATAGATTGATAGATGATTCTAACGAAGCAATTTTATTAGCTTCATTCATATTCAACCACTCATCATTATTATAGAATCTACCGTTATATAAAAAGGTCTTATCTCCTTTGATATTCAATAAGAATATTCTAAATTGACGATTAGAAAATCCAAGTATAGTATTTGCTTGTGTTTCTGTTAATCTAAATACAATTTCACCTTTACTTTTCGAAGTAAACGTGCTAGGATATTCTTTTATTTCGACATTCTCACCGGTATTAGACGTAAAAGTAAGTATCAATTCACCTATACCGGATAGATTAAGAGCCGTATTTTGTCCTTTTCGTGAGTCTTTTTGAAATATTACAAACTTTAAGAAAGTTACTGAATTTGTAATTAAAATTCTAGCTAATCCATTACTATAAATAGTAGAATTGTTATTACTAACTAATGCTTGTCGAGAAACCTTAATTAAATTACTTCTTTCTGAGAGTGTATCAACATCCGGATTTATTGAACTATAAGATACAGAAATTTGAGTATTATCTAAAAACGATGTGATGTACTTAAAGTTATCTAAAACTGGCTCAACAATTCTATTAAGTTGAATGTCTTTAATAACGTTCTTATTGTAAATTACAGATTGAATTGGATTTTCTCCTAGATTAAGTTGTAGTAATTTTCTGCCGTACTTAGCAACTGAATATGATGTTAACGAAGAAGCTTTCCATACTTGAGAATTATCGTTACGGTTATACATACGAACTACGTAATCAATTTTAAAGGCTATTGCCGATGAATTCTTAATTATCGGTCTAAAAGTATTAACTAAATCATAATTAGTTGTCTGTGACATTTGGATATCATCGGTTTTAACCCAATAATACGATTGACTAGATGAATCATATATGTATTCAGATATTACTAAATCATGAAGTAGCATATAATTATATCCATTAGAATTTAAGTCATTAATGAATTGCTCGATAATAGCTCCATTGTATGTACCATAAAACTCGATATAATCTCCGTTACTTGATTCCTGAATAGTAGCTGCAACCGTACTAAATTGGTCTTGTGTTGCTAAATCAAATTGAGTAGTTTCTTGTAGATAAATGTAATCTTGTCCGTCAATTTCTCTTCGTTCATTAATCCAAGCAAAAGTTGCTTGAATAGTTTGGTCACGCTTTATTCCTATGATAGTTCCATTATTAGGCTCTTGAGTAATTCTCTCTACCACAGTGTCGCCGGTTAGATTGCCTATCCAGTAATCAATAATAAGGTTATGTAATGAAAGTACTCTAAATTCTAAATAAGAATCATAAATACGTCCTCCGAAAAAGAATGAATTTGGATTTAATGTTTCGTATGTATCGTTTCGATTAAATACGAAATTTGCAAGATTAAAAAGTTTTCCGTTTTTCTTTGCAGCTTTAAGATTAAATATAAGTCCTTGATATTGCTCATAATTAAATCCTTGAACTAAGTGAAGTCTAACTGTATCATATACAGGAGCTTGTGGTGTAGTAAATACAATAGGTAAATTCGCAGTAGATGTTAAATTATCATCGTAGTCGTTGTAAAAAATAGCTTTATCAATATCTAATAAAGCTGATCTGTACGGATCAACATACGCATAAGATCGGTTTCTGACGTTACCAGTACCTAAAGGCAATCCGAGCTGTATTAATTCATTTGCGTCTGAATTAAGTATTATATCTTGTCCATCATGAGCATTTCTCATCTTCCAAATAGGATTGGTAGTTGTGCTTAGACGATAAGGATTTCCTAACGTGTTAATTTCTGATTGGTCAGCATAAATGTACTCTAAAAGGACAGATGATGATATACCGATAAATTTTGAAGATGTTGCCATTTAAAATATTTTGAATATGCTCTTTATGATTTTACTAACGTTGAGGGTAGCTCCAACGCCAATAGTTATTTGAGGTCCTTGTGTTTGATTGATTGGATTAATACCCCAACCAGCATTGATGGTAGGACCCCATATGATTGTAGGTTCTGACTTTTTAAGGAATCGATCTTTGTCTAAGATAGCTCCATCTATTTTATCAAATTTTACTCCAGGATAATCAGTAGTTACGTATATTTGATATGATTTATCTAACTCAGTTAATCCAGTAGTTAGTTTAATTTTCATTTCATCTTTAGTTATCGTAGTTCCTTTATCGTTGATTGTAAATGTATTATTTATAGTATCTATCGTGAACTTGGAATTACCTTCTAAAGTTTTTGAATTATCTTTGTCAAAATCTTTATGATATGCCCAATTTAGTTCTTTAGTTCCGTCAGGATATTCTTTAATTGTATTGCTTACAACTATAGGCTCTTGACTTTTTATCGATGCAACAGTAGAAGCAATATAAAGTACATTGCCTTCTAATTTTTTTAGGTCTTTCGCTAATCCGGCATTGAGGTCTTTTAGATTACGTCGATCGGCGATAAGTACATTTTTTAAACTTACTTCATTGCCATATTTAGTTTTAATCGTTCTTACTGAATCGGTTAAAGCTAATTGGTTTTGACGATCTACTATTGCTTGCTGTTTTAGATTTGCATTATCAGAACATTGCTTAGCCATAAGCAATGCAAAAATAATTAATGCTCCTATTAAAATTTGATTTAAGCTAGGTAATTTCATTATATTGAATTTCTTTTTATTATCGCTGAACCTTCGATCGAATACGTTAATTTATTTGCGTAAAGGACGCCAGGAGTAGTAGATAAGCTTATTGCAGTTCCACCAGTAGTTATTACTACATCTTTTAATATAGTAGAAGTATTTGCAGTCATAACATCGGTAGATATAACTTTACATCTAGCTTCTAAAGAATTATCAGTTCCACCAACTGCGTTCATAGTTATAGTAACCACAAAATTATTTGCATATGATATAAATCCACTTTCAGTTTGGGTGATTGTTTTTACTAGAGAACCTGCAGAAAGTATTTGCATTGTTCCTTCTCCAGTAGGATTGTAAAATGAATATGCGATTCTTTGACTAGAATTTTCTAAGTTAGTACCCATAGTGAAATCTGGAGTTAAATTCTGACCGTCATTATCATCGCTATATATATCTCCTAATTCGCCAGAACCTGAATATGCTCTAAGTTTTCGAGAAACTAAATTTTCTCTAGCAATTTCGTACCAACAACCTCTACCGTAATCGTTTGCTCCAGAACCGTCATCTCCGTGCCATTGGAGGGTTATTGACCTCCAAGGAGTAATTTTAAATGCACCAATTCCTTGCATATCACCAGCTTCAGCTTGACTATTTTGTACGAAACTACTAGCTATAACTCCATGTGCACCATTACTATTAGTAATATCCGGATCATAGCCTCCATATGAAATAGAAGTCCACGATTGGTTTTGTATAATATTGTATTGATTGATTGCATTATTTATTGCCGCATCTATTGCGGGAGTTGTCGTTGACAATGTTGCTGGAGTGATTCCGAGAGGTGCTTGTTTAGCATTACCTGGCATAGGCCAAGGTCTTTGGTTTGTGAATCCATTTTCTGTTCCATTTACTCCAGCTCCTGGTAAAGGCCATGATACACCACCGCCAGCTGCTAATCCATTAAATTTCTCGGCAGCCATAGCAATATTATCTTTACTAATTATACTACTTTGAACTTGTGGTGACGGTGTTGTATTATATGCAGTATATCTTTTAATAGCGTTAGGTACTAAAACTGAATAATTTCTAGGATCTACGTCAAGAATCATAATTCTAAGTATTTGGCCTTCGTAATATCCATCTTCGATCGTAAATTGTTGAGAATTCGTAAGTGGATTTATTGGTACAGATCCACCAGGAACTTGTCCACTTAAAAAAGTAGGAGTCGAAGATAATTGTAGACCGGTAATGAAACTAGATGAGAATATTGGGCAATTAGTTTTAGGCTTCGTTAAGTCTAAAAATACAGTAGAACTTGTAGCAGGTATTTCGTGATATACTATTCGATGATAAGCATTAGCAACATTGGTAGATTGACCATTATAAGTTGCGATGATATTTACTGCATACCAAGGAAGTGTATTAATATCATAATATTTTGGTAATAAGGCAAAAGTATTATTAATAGTAAATCCTCCTACATTAGATCTACCTCCTGGTAAATTTTTACTAGGACCATCTCCCATAGAACTCCATTTAGCAACAACTATAGGGCTTACAGTATTACTTATAGTAGTTGCACCAATAGGAACGGATCTATCTGCAAATAATGCACCTACTGAGGTTTCTCCAGGCATTCTACCCATACCAGTCTTGGCATCTGGTAATGCAAAATCCGGATACATTGAACTTGCCATTCCTTTAGCTAAAAATTGTTTAGCCATTATAGTTTTTTCTGTAACAAATCCTATTTGCAATCTATAACTATAATCATCTGGGGTGTACGAAAAATTCCTAAAAGTAGAGTTAATTGATGGTCCATCCCAACGAATTGTATCTAAACCTTGAGTTTTGGTTTCGCCTTGAACGATAAGTCCACCAATTAACATTCCATTAATTGGAACGTTATTAAAAAATTTATGATATCCGGAATTAGTAGATCCTATAGTAATCGATCCATTAATTGCAAGTTTAGATTTAGCATACGAAATTTGATTTATATTGATCGATCCTAATACATTATAAGCGGTTGAACCTGGAACAAATCCAATACCAACATTACCGGTCGTATCTTCTTTTCCTGGCTGAATGTATATATGAGGATTTTCATATCCTTGAACTTGAGCATACGATAGCGTTATATTAAAATCCGGTAATGCTTTCCCACCACCATCATCTAACCCTCCACTCACTGATCCGTAGAAAGAAGTAGTAGCCGAAGAATCTCTTCTAACGTAAGTTTTTAATACTGGATTAGTTAATGAAATAGGTGCAGGATTATATACTGGAATCTGGATTCCTCCTTTCCCACCACCAGGCGTAGTATAAGTTGTAAATTGTTGATCGTCTTTCCATGTAGTATTACCAAATGCAATACCTCCATTACGTGAAGATGCAGTTTCTCGAGAATCAAAACCGGCATACCAATTAGTAATATAATCACCTGGTTTAGCAGAATCTCCGTCCCACATAAATTTTCGAGTAGCAACATCAGGAATCGCTGATATATGTATAGGAAATTGAGGTTTATTTATTGTACGAGTATTATTAGATAGACCTAATCTACCACCATTATATGCAGTAACTCCAGTAGTAGAAACAGTTGAGTTATTAATATCGTAGCTACCAGCATTAATCATTAATGAATCTAGCACTACTCCAACATTTCCACTAACATTAACTGAGTTTTCTGTAGTTCTAACCGGAGTAATAGATCCAGCTAAAGTAAGAAACTTAGCATTTTTTAAATTTTGATTACCTATTTGTACAGAATCTTGAAAGAATTTAATAGCTGAATCAACTGTATTAAATCTTGTTATTTTTCTAACAATACCTAAACCTTGAAAATTATTTGTTGCTATAGGTATTCCTTGAGAAGCGTTATAAGTAGGTCCTATAATAACTGAACCTGAACGATGTTCTGGATATCCATCAGTATAACTAGTTCCTGCTCCTTGTTGATTTTGTAATGCTATATATCCATATGTATTAGCAGCTCCAGAGCTACCTGGTAATGTTTCTATCGATGGAATAGAATTTATTATAATTTCTTTTAAATTATCAGACGAGCCTTCAGTTCCGTTATTAAAGGAAAAATCTCTTTCAATATTAACAAATTTCGTTCTATCATAATTACTAATCTTAACGTCAGCTGCCATAATTTCAATCGTAGCAGGTTTAACTATATAAGGAGCAGTTCCAGATGTAGCACCACCAGCTTGAATTTTTATATTTGATTGATACGAATGAACTTTCCATTTAGTTGTAAAAGTTCCACCTGACTGATCCTGTTCAGTAGCAAACGCTGCATGAACAAAATTATACGCACTATTTGTTCCTCCAGCCGAAGTACTCCCAGAATTACCGTAAATATCAGAAGAAGTTCCGCCTTCAGGTAAAGGTCCACCAAAAGAAACCCCGTTTTGACCGTTTGGATTAACATTATTTTGAATTATTGTAAATTTCGGTACACTTGCAGTATCTCGTGTACCAGAAATATTAGTACCAAAATTCTTAAGATTAAAATAAGCCCAATTAGCATCTCCTAAGAAAATCGAATTTTTGAAGGTTTCGTTAGGAATTAAGAAATCTATTTCATTATTTGTAAAACCTACATTAGGAGTAGGTGAATATCCTTGACCATCTATTGGATTACCACCAGTAGCTGGTAAATAATATTTCCATTCGAGTGAACCACCAGCAGTTCCTGGTATACCTTGAGGACCTGTAAGATTTATACCTGAAGCAGTCCATCCAGTTGCTCCTCCTATGTTATAAAACTCATATACATTACCGCTACTATCAAGAAAATGGTCTTGTATTCTTAACGAAGTGCCATCATGGTCAGCAGTTTGGCCGAATGCGGAAGGACCAACAAACCAATGGTCTCCTCTAAATCCTTGAGGACCTACTGGTCCAATTTCACCTTGAATTCCTTGAATTCCAGGAGGTCCACCACCAGCTAATATTAGCTGATCGAAGTTAAAATTTACTTTTTCTATTACACCAGACATTGAGTCTGATGATATAATTTCTTTAATTGTAATTGGCATTCGGAGAATGTTTTATTTTTTCTCAAGCACTATAGAAAATGCTATAGAATAGTTCTTGTCTGTTGGTATATTATATATCAACTGGAAATCCAAGTCTTCAGGAGATTGGAATATTGTTTGGAAGTTTTTAGTCTTTTGATATCCGTTAGCAATTTTTTGTTCGTCGGTTAATAGATATGCGATATTAGGTAGAGAACTACCTTTCTTCCAGAATTTCTCCCATAAAATTATTTCTTTGATTACATAACGTTCTAGTATGTTTTCTGATATGTAAGTTTTTATGTCATCATCTTGATTAGGATTACCGAAAGAATATGCAGGATTCATATATGCATAGAAATCTTGACCAAAACCGTCTATGATTAATTGGTCTTGTAAAGCTAACGAAGTAAATATTTTCACATTTAAAGTTTTACTTCTTTCAAATGTTGTTTCTTCTTCAACAATATTTTGAGGAATTCTAGTAATTTTAGACAACTGACCTATAACAGATCGTTTAATTACTCCGCTAGGAAAAGTTTCTAAATTTATAGTATTTGGTATTGCAATAACTTTAGATCCAAAGAAAGATTTAATTTCTTTAGGTTCTCTAGTACCTATTACTCCAGATTGAATATTAGACTTTATAAATTTATTGTAAAAATTAGTATCCCAATTGCTTTTAAACAAAAACATATCTTTATTATAAATAGCGGTTTCGTCTATTAAAGGATATACTGAAGAATTTTTCGTCAATGTAGAACGCAAAATAACATTCGGACTTTCCGTATTTACTTTATTGAAATGTAAGTTTTTAAGCATAAATAGATTATCATCGGCAAATGTAGGTTGAGACGTCATCAACTGTATATTATTATACGTTAAAGAATTTCCATTCAACGCAGTCATTCCTTTGATGTCATCAGTATCAATAAATGAAACTACGTCTTTCCACTTAGGATTATAAGGACCACGATATCTAGATAATTGTTGTAATTCAACTCTAGGTTTCGCAGTAAGTTCATAACCTATTATTTTAGAAGAACTTACTAAGTCAGTTGGTTTTTGTTTTATTACATCATATTTTAAATACGTAGACTTAACCGGATAATCAGGTCTAGTAAGTTCCACCAAATATTCGTTTTCTGAAATTTCTCCAATTTCGCTCACATTTAAGTACCTAACATTAGGATTTCCACTATTTATTTGATCTGATATCGACGCAAAAGAAATAGATTCCATAATAGGAATGTATGCATTATATCCACCTCCTTTATATTTAGGAACTTGTGTTATTATTGCAGGATACGAATTATAAGGTATTGTAGTAGTAAACCAAGCCGAAGGGCATTTACCTAAGACGTAATTATAATATCCAGCAGGATTCAAAGGAAGGAGTTCTAGATCGTTTAAATTAGGATTTCCTTGAGCTATCGGGGCAAGTATTGATGGACCTATTATGCCCACGTCATATAACAATATATCTTTACATCTAAATGTGTTAGCCGTAGGTCGAGTAATATCGTTGAATGTGATTACTCTATTTCCTAATGTTAAGGTAATATTATTATAGCCACCATTTTCATTGAGATTTAATTCTGATGAGTAATTTGGACTGGTTCCATTTTGATCGGTTCTACCATATACCGTCCATTGAAAACTGCTATCACCAGGAATATTACCTATCGTATCCCATTTGTATATTTGACCTGATAGATTTATATCTTTGTAGTCTAAATATCCAGCAGTAGCACCATCTGGAGCTGTATACTCTAATTTATGATTTAATGTATATAAAGAAGATCGATCAATAAAATTATAAGCAGTTCCTCCTTGCATATATTCTAATAAGACTGGATCTTTAAGATCTGATCTTACTACTAAAGTAAGAGCTTTAAATTTGTCATTTTTAATAAATGTCAATTCTGTACCATAATCACTATACGTTAATACACATGAAAATTTATATCCATTGTATAGAGGATTAGGTAAGAATTTTAAAGATTCTGTATTATAATTGATATTAGAATATTCTGATCTATCTTTTATGATTACTTTAGCTCCTCTAAATAAAGTTTCTGAGAAATTACCATCAGTACCATACTCAAATATTGAATATTTGTAATCTCTAGGAATATCTATTCCATCAATAGTTTCTCGAGTAAAATATGACAAAAAATAATCTTCTTTGATCGATAATAAATTTGCAGTTCCACCGGTTCCACCGGTTAAACCTAAAAAGATTTCACTGCTGCCTAAAGTACCAATCTGTGGGATATTAGGAAAGTACAAATCTTCGTCGAAATAAGAAAACGAATTTTTCTTTTCGGTAAAACTCATATATGGTGGATATTTCTGTAGGTAATACCATTCATGAGTATAGAATTTAGGATTTCTATTCATCTCATCAAAAGATGGTGAAAAATTACTATACCCGAATGATTGATCGGTATTTAATCGATATCCATTCTCTCTAACGTCGACTGATTCATTATCATATACCCACTTATTAATAAAAGGAACGACTCTAGAAGACAAAGCAATATCAGACAAAATATTTTCTTTAAGTCTATCATATTCATTCGTAACTAAAATATTCTGATCTAAGAAATCATCAGATAAACCACTTAGATTAGTAAATCCATTAGCGATAGCGAATGAAGAATTCGGTCCTATTAATGAATCAATATATCCTCTAGAAATATTACCGGTTGGAGCAACTCCAAATCCTATATAACTAAAGGTTGCAGTTGACCCATTAGGTCCTGTCATTCCTAAATACCAATTATATAATGTGTTATATGAGGAATCTGCATTTTTTGCGTAATCAGTACTTAAGAAATCGAAATCAAAATCTCTAATAGGGAAAATCGACAAATAGCCATTACTATTCTTAGATGATTGATATATTGGTATTTGATTAGATGAAGTGAATTCAATATTTTCATTAGTTTCTTGTATACAATAGCTTATGTATTTGTCCCAGTGAAGAAAATCTAAAATTTCACCAAATTCGTTATAAACCGGCTCTTCTAAGTATATTGAATAATCACTAATTAAACCAAAACCTTTATTGGTTTTAGTGTAAATTGGATCTGCATCATCATATAATTCTTGGAAATCCTCAGCATCTATAATAAATCTAGCGTTTGGATTGTCACACCCATTTACAAAATGATATTCGTAGTACTTACCAAAAGTGTCGGTAGATAAAGATATTGGAGAAGGACGGTACATCTGTTCAATATAATTAACAAAAATATTAGGCTTAGTAAAAGGATATATGTCAGAAGTACTAAAGAAAGAAAATTTAGATCGATTCCAATTTTCTGAGCTCATACGACTATAAACAATAACCGTATCTCCTCTAGACATAGATTCAAAAGTTACGTGTTCTTTATCATACTCATTTATATGATTAATTGCCTTAGATATTGAAGTAGCTATTTGCGAAAAATCGCCGTTGATACTAAACGAATTTCCATTATTTTGACCGGCAATAAGAGAATCATCGGCAACGATAGTAAAGAAATCTATTACTTGAGATTCAATTGGATTAGTCCAATCAACCTTATTAATTCTAATCTGGTCACCGACAGTAATATCACCAATTACGCTAAAAGAAAAATTAGGTCTACCTTTAAATTGAGTAGGTGTTGCATGTATATATTTTAATGGATCTCCAAAACCGCTGAAATTTTTCCAATCGACAGTTTTATCTTTTATTCTTAGGAATTTTCCATCTGAAATTGAGGTACTACCACTAATAGAATAAGTAGAAGTCCAACCTATCGATGAATTAATTGAATAAAAATTGTTCTTTATATCTTTTACGTAAGGAAATCTAGGATTTTGGGTTTCACTCCATGTTATTAATCTACCTTCATATATACCGGTTCCTCCTGCATTTAACTTAGGATAAATTTTTATCCCTTTATTGTTAGTTTGTATTTGTGTTTCATCGTTAGCCGAATATCCGATGTTATCGTAGAATGGAGTAGGCAATTGCTCATATTCGAAATTTCTATCATTAAATAATCTACTACCGTCTATTTCGAATTTACCTAATTCGGCTTCAGATACGTACATACCAAAATATCTGCTAAATTTAAAATCTTCTTGGTTTAAATCGTCAAATAAAAATTCTAAATTTAAAATATTAGGATGTACTACTCCATGATTTTGAAATCCTAAGGTTAGGAAATCATCGCTTTCAGTTACAGTCTTATCTACTAAAACATAATCTATATAAATATCCTGAGACATTTTGCAAAACCCTCCGTAATCATATGAAATTCCTTGCCAATACGACAAATCGTTTTTCTCTATTGACGCATAAATAGAAGATTCTGGAAATAAAGGATCTTGAACATGATTTCTGATATATCTACCAATATTAGTCTTATCTGTTAAATCAAAAGTTTTAATTATTTTAGAATTTTTGATATAATTTTTAAAGAAATTAGCTGGATTTTTTACTAAGTCATCTAAATATTTAGAATTATCTAGATTGATAGAAAGATTTGCTTGTAACTCAGCATCATAATCGATACTAACAGGTCCTTCTAATTTAAAAATCACAAAATAATCAGGGATATTATCTCTCTCAGCCCATAAAGGCGAGAATATAGAAAACTCTTCGCTATATATACGAGAAACTTTAGGTTGCATACCCATACAATATGTAAAATCGTATTGGTCTTTGTATCGATCTTTAACTTGTAATGACAAGTCCTTTTCGTAGACAGTATATGCAATAGTTTTGGGTAATGGTGTAGATCCTTGATCGTAGAATCTTTTTATGTCATTTGAATACGATCCACCAGTTACATTAAATCCTTTATATATCGATTTTGACAATAATGGATCTGCATCAATAGACTCTAAAAACACTTGGTTTTTAGAGTCAGCAATGATTTTTATATTTGTAGTTAATTTAGGATTTGTTCTAATTAATCCAAACGAAGTTCTTTTAAGTATTTCTGACATATTAAGTTATTTATTCAATCCATTCTCGTAATACTCATCCTTCATAGGATATTTGTATTATTATTTAGAAGTAGATGAACCGCTTCTAATAGTCTGGTCTCGTGAAGTTGTTGGTGTTACCACCTTTATTGTTTTCGTAAGGTCATCTAATGCAGTTTCGAAAGTTCTTGAAGGAATATCCTTAGTGATTACTGATTTAGAGTAATATCTAGCAGTAACTTCAACATCAAACGAAAATCTTTCTTTATCTAGAGGATTAGGGTATATATCAATTCCAATAGTTTTAGTATATTCTAAATTTGTTCCACTATTAGAAGTTGGATCTCCTTTTACATTACCTAAACCTAAGTCACCAACTCCAAAATAATCTGTCATTCGATATTGGAAAGTTATTGGTATAGATATCGAATTAGTATTTCCGAATTTAATGTCTTTGTAAGATATTGCATCATCTCCATTAACTCTCATATCAATATGAGAATTTGGATTGATGAATAAATAAGCACCAACTGATTTAGGTCCTAGTAAAAATTGGTCATTGACATCAAAACCAATTTTACAATTAATCAAGCTTGAAGGATCTTTGTAATATGCGTTTTGTGTATTTGAACCGGTAGAACCCTTAACGATATTACCTAATATAGAATTTCTTACTAATGAAGGTACCGTTGTACTATTTATAGTTAAAGGAGTAACTCCAGTTGCAATCCAATCTGCGATATCAGGATGTTTTACGTGTACTTGTATATTATTTATTAATGCAGATTGTACAGCTGCAAGAGAATATGATACTACATCACTTAGACCTGTTCCACCTTTCCATATAAAATCAGTAGTTGGATTACCGTTGGCTAATCCAGTTAATGTAGATAAATTAGTAGTCCATTCAAGTTGAGTCGATGTAGAAACTAGATTACCGGATAAATCTAATATTTGATATGATGAAGCAGCTCCATCAATAGCACTATATAAAGCTCGAGTTCCATCTACTGAAGTATATCTAGAATTAATAAATTGACCCATTACTTGAGTAGATTGATATGGAGTATTTCTAATGAATCCATAATTTAAAACATCATTAGCATCTGGATTTGATAAACCTAAAGGAACATAATCATATCTTCTTAAGCGATTATAATCTACGTCACTATTACTATATGTTAAGTTTGTAGGTTCTAATGTATTACTTGAATTTACAACCGAGAATCTAGATCCATACATTCTAGAATACAATTCTAGAAATGATGCAGCTTCGTTAGAAATCTTAATAAAGTAATTTTTAGATATAATAACACCCTTTTTAATTGGTAATGATGCAACCTGATCTCTATAATTACCGGCAAATAATCTAACGGTTGAATTCTTCTGAACTGAGTATTCTTGTCCAGCATCATCAACAATAATAACTGATATAGCACCTTTAGCATTTGCAATAAGACCTCTAAGATTTTGAATTTCTAAATCCATAGAGTTTAATTTATCAAATAGCGTTATAATATTGTTTTCTGGTGTTAAAAACCCTGAAGCAACGTGAATTGCATCGGTAGTAAAGAATTTTCCATTTTGAGTTAAAGTTTGTTGTGAAACTTTATCCAAATTCATATTAGTTAAATCAGATTTTACCTGAACTCTAATCTGATCCATTTTAGCTTGCTCAAGAATATCTTTAGTATCTGGTATCGATTCAAATTCGGCTGGAAAATCGATTCTAACTATTTCTGACCATTCAGATTCAATAGTAGTTACTGGCCAACCGGCTTCAGATATAGATTTTACTCTAAACTCAATACTTTCTCCAGCTTGAATAGGAAAATCAATTTGATTGATATTTATTGCATCGGCATTTTCTACATCTTCTACTGCCCAATAAGCTTTTCTTGAAGTAGGATTAATGTCACGTTTTCTTACAGGAGATTTATATTCGTTCCAGGTTGAAAATGTTCCTCTTCTAACTACACCATTGTTATCTACAAATTGTAATTGTTGTGGTTGATTGGCTGATCCATCTTTCTTAACATATCGATATTGCGTAACAAATTGAATAACTTCTTGAGGTTCTGTTCTATCTGATTTTTGTGCAACTGGCATAGGAAAAAATCCTCTAACTCTATATTTAGGAGCAGTATCAATCGATTTTACTGTAGATAGTTTTGTTATATCCTCAACGATAGATGCATGTAAAGAAGAGTTAGTACTTCTATCATCAACTAATTTAGATAATTTACTATTGTCAGTATCTTGTAATTTTTGTGACGAATATTTAGTTGTTTGTACTTTAGTTTTAACTTCGGTGATAGATTTATCTAATGCAGTTAATTGAGATTGGATTCTCAATTTATCTGATTGTAAACTTTTAATTTTTATAGCATTACCACTAGAAGTAATATGATCGTTTATAGGAAGTACTTGAAAATTCCCAGTAGAAACTAAAGGTGGAGTAGGCTGAACTGCAAAAGTAGAAGGAGGAGTTTTATCCTTAACTGTTGAGTATAAGTATGCACCAAAATCTACAACTTCATTTTGATAGAATGTAGATAAAGCCATAGAATTACCAGTTGCCGGATCTATGATTCTTAAACTATTTGTATAAAGACCAACACCAGGAGACCAATTAACTGATTGAATTCTAGAATCTGGATCGATAGGTTTCACGAAAATTACACAATATTCGTTGAATCCGATAGACACATTAGCAAATACATCAGATTTATCTTCGCCATAAAAAGTAAGAACATCCTTACCGATAGTTATGTTATCAAAACCTTCAATTAATTTAACCGCAACAGTTCTCGTAGAAGCATCAACTTGTAATATTTCGAATCTAGTATTCTGTCTTCCGGAATTAATTACAAGAGAATCACCTATTTTTAAAGATTGAGTTCCTAAATATTTAGATTGATTATCATTGTATGTTAATTTATCTAATTGTACTCTAAGTACTCTATTTTGAACGCTAGCTCCATTTATAATTGAAGTTAGTGTATCATCGAATACATTTGTTACTGTATATTTACCAGAATATCTTAATGTTCTAGGAGGCATATCTACTACATCTTTATCTAAAAAGAAAGTAATTCCATAATCAATCAAGATTTTAGAGAAATCTGCAAATTTGATATTTGACTTAGCCGAAAATCTAGAGTTAAATAATTTAAGCTTTGCTGGAGTATCAAGATTCAATATGTATCTTGCAACTTCGATTTTTTCAGTTTCATATTTTACCTGTCCGGTAAGATTAAATGAAACATATAGCAAAGGATTTAAGAATGATTCAAAAAACCAATTTTCTTTCTTATTGAAAGTTGTAGGTACTGGCATAGTTTGAATATCTTCAGCTTCTTTTAATAAAGAAGAAACTAAGATTTTTCTAAATGAACCGTCAGATAATTGAACTGATGTAGATGAATCACCTACTGCAGTTAAACTTTTGATATTGTTCTCCATTTGAACCATTTGATTCTTAAGAGCTCCGTATGAAGGAATGTATACTTTTTGTATAGTTCCTGTACTATCCATTACATCTACTTCGACAGTATCTGAATTAGAAGAAACTACATCAGATAGCTTCGTAATAATTTGATATCCGTTGTTTTGTAACTTTAAAAGATTGTTTAGAAGTGTTGTTAATGAGTATTTCGTATCCATTTTTATCTTATTATGTCTATATTAAATGTGTATCGATTTCCATCAGTACACGTAATTTCTATTATTGGTTTGTTTGTTATTTGCATTGATGCATCCATAGAACCTATTATTACTCCGTAAATTCCATTACCTAATCGATTTTTAGCATCGGTTCTAATGTATATAGTCTTACCTGCAAAATCGACAGGATCTGCAAAAACTATCTTAAAAGTTTGACCCGTTTTCCAAAATATTGGATAATCTTGGATGTTGATTATTACACTATCTTGAAAAACTTCAATTCCATTTACTATATTTGGATGAGATGTATTAAGTTGACGATAATAATTAGAAAACTCTCCTAAAGTTAATACGTTGTTTAAATATGTATCAGTTGGATCTATTCCATTTGCATATGTTGTTCGTAAACTTCCTAATGGGTTTATTGTATTTATCGTATTTCTACATTGTGAAAATGTAGAAACTCCTTGAATTCTATTACTTAATGTTATTTGATTAGGTACAGTTCTATCTAAAAATACTCCAGCTCCTTGTTTAAGAACGTCTGTATTATATGTTAAATTGACTGACAAATTACCGGAAAGTAACTTATTGATATTATCTGCATTTACGTTAATCAAATCTAGCAATGTTGTACTAGAAGAAAATGCAAGTTTAGCATTATTAAGACTAGATTCTAGTGCAGATAATCTTTGAGATAAAGTTGTAAGTTCTTCTTGAGTAAAATAGAAATTTTCTAGATTACGTAATCTATCTTTGATTGTAATGATTTCTAATTCTGAGTCGATAAACATTGCAGCAGCTTCTTGTAAACGAGTCGATGCATCAATGAATAAATCCATCGAGAAAGTATTGTAATCGTTTATGAGAGTTTCTACTCCTGCATTTTCTACAGTTGAATCGAATTTAATGTCAATTTTTAAACTATAACTATTACCATTAAGTTTAGTAATCTTATTTGGCTTATATTTATCAAATCTTTTGATGTAGCTATTACCAACTCCAGAGTTAACATAATCGTCTAAAATTAAAACTCCATATAAGTTAGTAGCCTTTTGACTTGAATTTGAAGCCGAATATGAATCATAATAAACCAAAGCTGCGTTAAAAGAAAAATCAGGAGCAGCATCAGTACCGTTAAATTCGTCAATTGTAGATATTGTACCATCGTTAACAATAGGAGAATAGTTATTAGCGTCAAAATCTAAAATAATACCATCCATACGAGAAAGTAAAACTGGTTTAGATGATCCGGCAGCAGGTAATGCTACGAATCCTGACCAATTTGCAGTTGACCCGAAAGTAGAATATGTATTATACGATAAACTTTGATCGTCATCGTAGTATGCTCTTAAATCTAAACCGCTAGGATGAACTGATGATATATTTCTACCGGTGATATAAGTTTCACCATTAGTCCAAATTCTATTTGGAGCATAATTGTTATCTTCGTAAGTTTTCCATAAAACCACTGGAGTACCTCCATGATTAGTAGGAATATTTATGTAAATTTCAGAATATGCATCACCACCTCTAGAAACGTTATTAACAATATCAATATCACCAATATATCTAACTACTTTGTTATAATATTGAGTTGGATCTTCTTCCGTATATCGAAAATTGGTAGTAGATTCGGCAACCGATGCATCACG